CAGTTGAATCACAACTTACCAACGAACCACTACCAAAGGGAATAATTACTTCCTCTGTATATGCGTCTTTTATCTGATAGTATGTACTACCACTTGGTAAAGTTTTAGCCGTAGTATATCCAGTATCATATCCACTTGTAGAATATGATTTTTCAGGATACCTTTCCCTACCGACAACTCTAAATTTTACCTTAGATGCTTCTTTATATTCAGGTCTTAATCCTCTCATATATAAAACTAAATCATCCAAGTTATCAGATGAAAGTGCTGATAAAGAACCTGTGTTCCATTTGGAATCATTCCAAACTACTTCTAATTTAGGTTGATAAATTGTGTGTGTATCTCTACCAAAAAATATAAAATGTCCATAGTGAGTAGTATTTCCTTCTTCAACACTTGAATTAGTATTACCCACACTACCACTTCTCTTTAATATAAACCCTTCATTTGCATATGCTGAACCACTATATATCCAATTGTTTACAATTCCTGTTACATCCATCCTCAAGTCAGCAGGTTCATGTGTAAATGATTGAGAAGCTTCTAAACTATATTGTCCATCAGAACCACTAAACCAAGCTCCACCAGATCCAGTTATACTTGTCCAATAAGTTTTAGTATCATTATTATCTCTATACTTCCAACTACATCCATCTTCTATATTTGGTTGAGAATCACTTCTACCAGAACCCATATCCCAAGAACCACTAATTGCGTATGCGTATAAGGTTTGTTCTATGTTTAATGAATTAGAATTGGCATCATATAAGTTTAAATAATATGTAGGACTTGAAATCAAACCATCTACCACAGATTGTGAAATGTAAGATAAATCAAATTTAATTAATGCCCGTGTGACATTTATTACCGAACCATCAGAATTCATATCCTTTCTGATTTCAAGAATCTCATCGAGTCCAGTATTCATACTTTTACTGACTTCATATAGTGTTGTATCTTTGCTCGCGTATTCAAAATAATGCATTATAAGTCTCCCATCACCCTACCTCGAATATCTGCATCAGGGTATTTAATTTCAAATATTGCAGGATCAACAGACGGATAAACCACACTATTAAAAGTTGCAGAAGCTACATCATATATGTTATCAGAATAAGTAAGAGTACCTATTGTTCCAAATTTGTTAGTTACAGAAATAAGTTCTGTACTATTTTCAAATGGTTTAACTACGGAAGCTACTCCCTCAACGGATATTATATCAGATACCACATCTGCTAAAACAATAGGTTGATTTATTTGCCATCTATCTGTATTAAATTTTTGTTTTAATAAATCTACACAACCTAATAATACTTCATTTTTATTAAATCCTTTTTTAGTGTATATTGCAAAATCAAGTCCAATATTAATAACAAACGCATCTTTAAGTTGAACTGCATCGGTCATCATTCTATATTGACTCAAATAAACTTTTATATTTTGTTTTACAGCATCATTTATATTCACTAATTTTTTATTATTATCATTTCCTAACAAATACATATTTAACGCTAATGGATTAGGTTGAAAGGTATCGTCTGCCTCATTCTGTCCAGCGGCTGCAACTTGTTCATCTTGAATCATATAAACTTTTGCTATATTACCATATTTTGGTGGTAATGAATAAACACGAGTTATATAATCATCTTTAGTTACCGCTCTACTTTGTGCTTGAAAATAAGCTGCTGCATTTGTTCTTATGTTTTCAATAGTTTCAGCTCCACCACCACCAGTTGCTGGTTGTGAATTTGTAACGGCTAGAGATTGTTCTGCAGAAGTTTTTAAAGCACTATCTAAACTCAAAGAACTATCTGTTGTTGCTGCCTGTTCAGTAATATTAATAACTGTATTTGAAGGAACATTGTCATCAATTCCACCACCATAACTATATTTTATAGTTAATGTTGTATTTGCTGGACATTGACCATATGTTTCCGTTTTTAAAAAATTTGCAGGATCAAAAGATGTATCAAGAAAACTTGGTGTTCCTGGTAAATTAGAACCAACTGAACTTGGGTTTGGAATGATTTCCTCATCAGAACTTGTCGAGGTTCCTGAACCAAATCTTAATTCTGTTTTCCCATCTTCTCTAATATAAGTTTTAAATCTTTTGGATGTCTTTATTAGTTTTAAAAGAAAAGGTGCAAAATTTCTACCATTTACTAAATCAGGAGAATTGTTTTCTGTGTTTTGAAAATCAGCAAATACCGTATCTTGTGCCAAAAATGGAACTTCGTAATAGTTATTTCCATCACTATCGGTTACTGATATTATTTCTAATACAGGATTCTTTTCAAGTGCTATTCTTTTATATTGTTCTGCTGCTCCAAAGTCTACAAAATCAGTAGTAACCGTACCACTAACTGCTTGAACTTGTTTTTTCATTAACCACTTAGTAATATTTTGAGAATCGTCTACTTCAAATATATCATCTACTCTCGGACTCATAGATCCCGAGTCACTAAACACTACATCATCAGTTGTTCTAAAAACAACACCACTATCAGAAGTTATTAACATTCCTGCTGGAACATGCAAACAATAATCTTCGTTTGGTTGTCTTTTTTCATCCTTTACATTATTAGGATCTGCAGGTACGGTTTGAAACACATCAAGTAAAACCGTAGATGGTGAAGATTCTCTTGGTTTGTATCCGTAACCTTGTGCAATTTCATATATGGTTTTCTTTTCTTCTGCGAAAGATAACATACTTTCTTTAAATTGTTCATCCATATAATATGATAATGTATCACCAACATAAGATGCCATTTCTATAAACATCATACCTGGATCTGATTCATTAAAATCATTATATGTATTTGGAAAGTATGTTTTAGCAAAATCTATAAGACCATTTCTAAATGAAGAAAAGTCTTTGTTTAAATATTTTACATCTTTACTAATTCCTTTTGTAGCCATTTCTTTCTCCCTTACTCCTTAATAGCCGATTCAAATTGGTCAAAATCTACTGAAACTGTTCCGAACCTATCTGGTTCAAATGACAATCCAAAGTCTATTGTTATATTAACTCTATTAACATTATACTCTGGTGTTATGATTTCTATTTTCTTAATGTTTATATAAGGCAACCATTGTTGTAATGATGCTCTAATAGAATCTTCTAATATTTCATTGAAATCTTCATTCAAAGGTTCAAATATTATAGTATGTAAATTAGAACCAAATGTTGGTTGTCCAAGTCTTTCACCAGGTATCGTTTGTAACAGATTAATAATATTATATTTTGCCTGTTGTAATGTTGTTTTGGTTTGTTTAAAGTAGCCAGTATCAGAATATCCCATAGGAAGTTTTAATCCAATAAAGGTATCTGGATTTAAATCTTTTTCTCTAGCACCCATTTATATTCTCCTATTGATTTATTATTTGCTGTCCAACAATTAAACCATTCTTTACGATAATTCTTTTTCTAATATATCTTAAAGTTCCATCTGTATTTTCAACAACATCACTCACGACAAAATCTTCTGTAATACCTTCGTATTCAATTACATCATTTTTTGAAATTTCGTGAGTCTTATATCCACCTGCATCTATATGACCATCTAAAGTAATTTGTTTAGAACTAAAAGTTATATTTAATTTATCAAACCACTTTTTCCATATTATAAAAAGTCTAGCCTGGTCAATGTTTGATTTAGCAACCGTTCTAAACTTTTTTAATAATCTCGACAATCTTGTTTTTTTAGTTTTAGGATTAGTCTGAACTTGTCTAATATTTAATTGACCTTTTGGTGTTATATATAAACTACCAGGTAATCTGTTTTCTAAGTAAGACCGATTGTCAAGTTTATCTACTTCATCTTCTCCTGTCAAATAAGAATGTATAGCATCAGCTTCTTCGGCTGATACTTTAGCATTTTCTTGTCTTATTCTTTTTTTAGTTTCGGTATCTTGATCTTTAAAAATTCTATCATTTTTAATCTTTTCAAGTTTATACTTTAAAAAATTTTTATCTAATGACATTACTCACCTCTTATGGTCGAAACCCATTTCCACCACCCTTTTTCTGTTCGATGGCTTTCATTACTTTAGAATAATCTTTTGTTAATGCGTTTGTTACATGGTCAGGAACTTGGTCAACTGAAACACCAGCTTTCTTTATAGTATCTACTGCTGCTATTTCTCGTTTCTTTTCCTTCACCGATTCTGGATTACCATATCCTGATTCTCTAACAAGTATATCATTTATCTTACTACTATCGTAGATTCCACCACCCATAGTTTCATACCCACCTTCACCTTGTGGAATTCCACCTGCAGTTTCATTTAGAACTTTATTTAGTTCTTGATTATCCGTGTAATGTACTTCCTTATTAGGTTTAGATGCAACTTTTGTGATTGGTTCTGAAACTAATTCAGTAAGTGATGGTTCTTGAGTCTCTTTATTCTCCTTAATAAATATCTCATTTACCTGTTTCTTCACTTCTTTACGAACTACTAATTCGATTATCTTTATTAGTTCTTGTTTCTTCATTTTAATCTCCTATTCTTTATAACTCATTTAAATAGTTTTTAAGTTCTGGACTTGAAAAACATCTTTCAAGTTCTTCCATTTGTTTTGCTAATTCGTTTGATAGTGCTGATGTATCTACATTATCAAAATCTGTATCGGTATCTAATTCTGTCCAAGTTCCACCTGCTTCTTCACAATCTTCTTTTGTCAAGTGTTCTGTAATTGAACAGAATCCAACGGACTCATCACCTATATATTGCATTTCATTTGTCATCTTATCATACATATCCTGTAACTCTTTTATTTCTTCAGGAGTAATCCAAGTTCCACCATTTGCCTCACAAGCTTCTTTGTCTGTCATTGGTTGACCAGCATCCATAGCACATTGTGCAAGAATACTCATCATTTGTGCCTGTAATGTAGGAATTATTGCTGTAAATTTACCCACGGCTTGTATTAATGTAGAAACAACCATGTCTATTAATCCTGCAAGATTTAATATTTTTAATAATGTTTCTACAATAGGAACAATAAATGGTGGTGTCCATTTTAAAATCTTTTTTACTATCTTTATAACTTTTCTAATAATTTTTACTACTTGAACTATCTGTTGTAATACAGGAAGAATTTGCATTAATTTTGCTAACAACTGCTGTAAATTTCTTATTTGTTTTTTTACAGGTGGTGTACAAACATCTTCAGGATCAATTTTTGCCTTAGATACTATAGCATCTACATCAGCCATCAAACCACCTAATACACCATTAAGTTTACCCATTAATTCTTGAACTTTAGCAGTAAAACCACTAAGTGCCCAAGCCTGTAAATCAGGTAATTGAAAATTTGCTATTTCAGATAAAAAATCTCTTTCTTCTTTAGATGGAAGATCGACATTACCTGAACCTACACAAAATCCTTTCTCCTCTCCATCATCTCCGGCATTACCACTCGTTTCATCTCTACCTGTAGCTGTTGATTCATCTTGTGTAACATACGGTGCACATTTAACTTCACCATTTTCTATTACACATCCCTTGTGTAATGAAGTTCCAATTGGTACAGATTCTCCTTCTTCGTATTTCATCAAATCATTACCTGTATCAGGCCATATCACTACCGCACCATTTTCACCTGCAACACCATCTACTACCGCAAACATAAATGGAAATTCTTCTTTACGAACAAAAATTCCACTTCCGTCTATTAGTTCACATCCAGGTATAATTGGTTCTCCTGGTCCCAACACCACTCTTTGTCCTGCTATCGATTTACATCTTGTTGCCATTATCCTACATTAGCTCCTTTGGGATTTCCTACAAATACGGTTTCACTTTTTGCTGAATCTTTCATAGTTGATTTAAGTTGTGAAAGTTTTTGTGCCAACATCATTGATGGCCCTACAACATTATCCAACGGAACTGGAAAACCAACAACTGAACCCATTGATGGTGCTATACCATTTCCAAATTCAACTAAGGCGTCTACTATTTTCCAAATTATATCATCCATCAATATATCACCAGCTACCGCAGGTTGTGTTGCCATTCTATCTGCCAAATTAACGATAGGCGATTCTAAATTCATTCGTCTATCTGCTGCCATACTAATTTCATTTTTACTAAAAGCATGAATACTATTTAATTTACTATTAAAAACTATCCTATCAGAATTTATAATAATTTGTTTTCCGTCATATTTCTGTGGAACTGTTTTTCCGTGTGCCTTTGTAGATGACTTTTCAAATGGTACAACCTGTTTAGTAGTCATCCACAATGAACTACTATCTAAATTTATATCCTCATTAACTGGTTTATTACCTTCTGTCAAAATACCTTGACCTGCTCTTATAATTACATTTGGTGAATTGGTAAATCCAGTATCTTCCTTATCACCATCTTCTGTTTTAATACTTTTTATATTACTACCAAAACGAATTGTATTTCCAAATCTACCTTCTAAAGTAATATCACCTTCTGATGCTTGTAGTATTTTTATATTCGGATTACCAATAGGTGGTAAGTTTTCTTTTTCACTATCTGTTGCTAAACCAGATTGTAGTCTACTTATTCCTGTAAGTTTATTTAAATTAGAATTATTTCTTAAATTTAGTTTTTGTGTATAAAATTTTTGTCCAAGATATTCTACCACAATAACATATTCACCTGGATAAGGATATCTTTTAATATCAGAATTTAATGGTGCAACTTTAATAATATCATTAGTACCTTTATTACTAATTACCATTCTACACATTATATATCCATATTCAGAATAATCATCACCAGTAATATCATCATCATCAAGTAAACATTCAAGAACTTCTGCAGCCTCTAACTCATAAAACTCAGGAGTTTTTTGTTGTTTCATTAACTTACGAACTTGTCGTGCACTCGTTACCCCATCTGGAATAACAATGTATTCATCATCTCGGTTTATTTTATATGCCATTAATTATCCTTGGCTGTTTGAATATCGTCTGTGATTTCGTCTGATTTTTTTTGTATATCAACAACCACATCATCTATACTTTTGAGTAATTGTTCCTTTTCTTTTTCAGATAAACCAAATTCTGCTTCTGCACCACCTTTAGCTTCAGCTGCGATTAATCGTTGAACTACCGTAGCCAACTTAATCAATTGTTCATCATTCTTTACATTTATTTCCAAGTACTCTTTTATCATA